GTCAATCAATCCGCAGAAAGCTGGCGAGGACGATGTATGGGAATACTGGAAACGTGCATCCGGTATGGCGGAGAAAATGCAGCAGTACAAGACTTATCCGCAGATTCGTACATTTGCGATTGAGAATCACACTTCGCCGCAGCACGTCCGCCTGCGCTCGGCTAGTCGGGGCTCCTCGACCAATGCGTGGTATGTGTACTCCGATGGTACCGTCAACGGCGGCGGCACCGCGAACTGGGCTCATCGCTGCGCTCCGGCTTGTTGGCTTTGCTAATCGAATAATCGTTTTAATCCCCGGCACCCACGGATGCCGGGATATTTTTTGAAAGGAGGAATCAAGATGGCAGTACCAGAGGGAGAAAGACGACCATGTAAGATGGACGTATTCATGCACGAGTTGGACCTTGTGACATATACGCTCCAGATTACAAGAAATGAGAAAATATTTCTTCCAGAATATAAAGGCTGCGTTACGGACGATATTGTGGAAACCGCAAAGAATATTTACATAGATTCATGGGACGCAAACAATATCAGAGTACAGAAACGTGGCGATAGCAACTGGGAGGAGAGGAGCCGTCTACAGTTAAGAGCCGCAAGAAATTGCAACAGGCTTTTAGCACTCATAGGCATCGCAAAATCCTCGTTTCACCTGAAATCAAAGCGTGTCAAATACTGGGTTGGTAAAGTATTAAAAATCCGGGGAATGATACGAAACTGGAATGAAAGCGATAGTGAACGCTATGCCGTAAAACAACGGAAATAGTGTTTATTATACAGGGATGAGGACTGAAACGCAGAACGTCCGCCTGCGCTCGGCTAATCGGGGCAACTCGAACAATACGTGGTATGTGAACTCCGATGGTAACGTCAACAACAACAACGCGAACTGGGCTAATCGCTGCGCTCCGGATTGTGTGGTATTTAGGACATACGGCTGCCTCACAGAGGTGGTGCTCCGACCAATCTAACACAAGGAGTTCTTATCCTTGCCGAATGGCAAAACACCACTGTAGCGATGCAGTCAGCCCTTGAAAGGACTGGTACTGCTATATACGTTATGGACAATAATTCAAATTACGTGGATAGAGAAGAGATAATCGGTTTCGATGCCTTGTACGATTCAATGATGAAAAGTAAGAAAGGGGTTACCTGGAAAGGTTCGGTTGCTCATTATGTGCTTAACAGCATGGAGGAAACTTACAAATTGAGCGAAGAGCTTGAAAAGGGAACCTATAAAGCAAGGCCGACAACACAATTTAAGATAACATCACCGAAACCCAGGGACATAATAAGTACTTGCTTTCGGGATAGGGTATATCAGCGGAGTTTGAATGATAACGCTCTATACCCGATTATGACAAAACAGCTCATTCGTGATAATTGGGCTTGCCAGAAAGGAAAGGGAACGGACGATGCAAGGGATAGAATGAAAATATTTCTGCAAAGGATGTACCGGAAATATGGCACAGATTTCTATGGTTTACAATGCGACATTCATGGATATTACCCGAATATGAGGCATGACCTTACAAAAGAATTGTTCCGGGATAAACTGGACGATTGGCTGTATGAGCAGACTGCAACTGTTCTTGACGGACAGTACGCAGGGGATGTGGGATATAATCCTGGCAGCCAAATGATACAGATAGCCGGTATTACATTTCTAAGTGAGTACGACCATATGATGAGGGAGCAGACCGAAGCCGAGGATTACGGCAGATATATGGATGATTCAACACTGTTCCATCCATCAAAAGAATATCTGGAAAACCTAAAATTGATAAATGAGAAATACCTTGCAAGCAGGGGAATGGAGTACAACTCGAAGAAAACGAAAGTATTCAGCATTAAAGAGGGCTTTACATTCCTGGGATTCAAGTATCGGTTGACGGATACTGGAAAAGTTATCATGACAGTCAGCTCGGAGAAAGTCAAAGAAAGGCGCAGAAAGCTCCGTAAGCTGGTGAGGAAAGCCAAAAGAGGCGAAATCACAAAGGCGAAAGTAGATGACTGTTATCAAGCATGGAGGAGCCATGCGAGCAAAGGAAATTCCTTTCACCTTATACGCCGCATGGACAAATTTTACAAGAGTTTATGGAATGACCAAGAAACGGAGGTAACTGACAATGAGAATTAAGCAGATGGACGGCAGTATTTATGATAGCCGGGCGAATGAAAACCTGCGTGCAACAGTTGCAGAGCAGGCAGCCACGATTGATTATCTGGCTATGATGGCAGATATTGATATTCCGACAGAAGATAAAAACGAAATGGGAGGCGTAGACGATGAGTGATACACAGAACATGGAACAGGCGCAGGAAGTACAGCACAGTCCTAAATTTGAGGACATCAAAGGTTACCATGACAGCGGTTTCTGGAACGCCGCCATGGTAAAAAATGCTGTCAAGAAAAAGAGAATCACAGCAGAAGAATATACGGAGATTACCGGAAAGGAATACCAGTAAGAGGAGGGAAAAAGCAGGTGCTTTGCAGAAGTCCACCTGGCATAATGCCTTATGAATAAAATATCGATACCGCCCTTGTCAGAATATTACAACTTTGACCGGTTGGAGGATGCGGCAAGGGAATTACATCTGAATATAGAAGAGCAGGAGAATGAAGAAAAATTATTCAACCTGCATAACCATTTGATATGGCATTCGTACCGTCCTTTCGAGGATGCGCTTACGGATGCCATTTTCAGTGTTGTTATTCAGAAAATAATTGAGGATTACAACCTTACTCCGCAGGACGCACCGGCTGACTACCGGGATTTGTTGGAGTGAGAGAAAGGAAGTATAGGACAATGGATTTATTTTCATTAGCCATCGCCATAGGGATTCCATCGGCAATCACAGGTTTTTGCTTTTGGTGCTTGGAACACCACATGGAGAAGCGAGAGGAGCGGGACAAGGAGGAACGCAAGAAAAGGCAGAAAGAGCAGGACGAGAGGGAACAGGCGAGAGAAAAGGGCGAGCTGTGCATCATCAACTGCATAAATGCCTCGCTTGCGCTCGGAGAAGCCACAGCAAAAGCGGTACAGCGTATCCCTGATGCGAAATGCAATGGAGATATGCACGCCGCCCTGGATTATGCTCAGAAAGTGAAGCATGAACAGAAAGATTTCCTGAACTCCCAGGCTTTACATCAACTTTACTGATTGGAGGTTGCGGAGTGAGGAAAAGAAGAGTTACTAAAAATAAAAGTAAAGCCGCCATTCTTTGGATGTGGGAGCATACCAAAATGATTGTGAACTGCCTGTCGGTATTGTATGTGCTGAACTGGCTGTATTCCCTGGTCGTGATTGTGGTTGCGATAAAGGAAACCGGGCAATTCAGCTACCTAGATACTCTTATAAGCGAAACGAATGAAACGTTCCGAATTGTGGTGGGGGCGAACATAGTCAAAGCAGGTGTTGAAAACATATTCAAATACAACGATTTTGGCGGCAAGGGTTCCCGGTATATGGGGACCAGTAACAGTGAAAATGAAAACATAGAAAATGTGGAGGACAACAGAGGATGAATGACATTATTTTTGAAGCATTAAAGTTACTGATTATGGTTTGCGTGGCTGTGATTGCCAGATACGTTATTCCTTGGCTTAAAAGCAGAATCGAGCAGGATAAGATGGCAGCCATCGAAAAGATGGTTACACAGGCCGTACTATACGCGCAGCAGGTACTTACATCAAAGAGTGGAGCCGAGAAAAAAGCTATTGTTACTGACCTGCTAAAAGAAATGCTGACAGCAAAGAATATTTCCATTACTGATGAACAGCTTAACATTTTGATTGAAGCGGCTGTCAAGCAGATGAAGATGGAGGAAAACGCAGGAATCGTAATCGAAGCAGTAGACGAACAG